GTGACCCACCTACCCTTTGGGTAGCTAAGTCACCCACGCAGTGCAACTAGACCCCACCTACTATGGAAACATAGTAAGTCGACAAGAAGGAGCTCTCACAATGTCCCTCGAAAAGACCAAGACAAGGGATCTCTCTTCCCATGTTCACTACCCGAAAGTGGATCGATTTGATCCATCTACGGGAAAACTAGTGAAATCGGAAATAGCGAAACCTTCGTCTCAGACTTGGAAAGGGAGACAAGAAACTGTCTCATCTGGACATCGTAAAGGCCGTAATGGCAAGTACGATTCAGGCGGTCCGTTTTTCACGCACCGCAAGGATCCGGGTATTAAAACCAGGATCGTTCAAGCACACGGTATTGATATTGGGGGCGAAGCTAGATACTTCGGTCCAATTCATATTCCCGTGCCGCTTGCTGGCCCGATTGGAGGCGTAGCCACTAGTAACCAGGATAGTTCTTATCTGGATACATATGGTGCTACTGCCATCCATATCGTGGATCCGACAAACCCCAATGCTCAGTTCGGCATTGCGCTAGGCGAGACTCTCCTGGACAAACGTTTGTCTGTTCCAGGGATTCAAGGCTGGCGACGGCGTACTGAAGTTGCCAAGGCTGCAGGCAGTGAGTATTTGTCTGCAGTTTTTGGTTGGCTTCCTCTGGTCCGTGATATGAAAAACACGGCCCAAAGCATTAAGGATGGGAATACGATAATGGAAAATTATCGCTCCGCATCCGGAACGCTTGTACACCGGGAGTTTGCTTTTGATGACATTGTTGATAGTTCGGAGGTTATAGTTAATCCATCGGCCAGATGTACTTATTCTGCCGTGACTAACGTTGTGCCTCTGAACGGAACAGCGGCGCCGATCACGTTGAAGACAGAGAGCCATACTAAAAGATGGTTCTCTGGAGCTTTTACTTATACATCTGGAGGCAATTCTGACCTCCAGCGCTGTACGAGTATTAACTCCGAAGCCGATAAGCTTTTCGGCCTCTCTTTGACACCAGACATTGTCTGGGAGTTGACGCCCTGGAGCTGGGCCATTGACTGGGTGTCAAATGCTGGTGACGTTATTTCTAATGCCACCTCATTTGCCCTAGCCGGCCTGGTTATGAAGTACGGCTACATAATGGAGGAAACCTCCACGACGTGGACGTACTCTATGCCCTCCACCGGTATTAACGGTGTTAAAGGCAGTCCCCCGGACTGCGTATTCACGAAAGTGACTAAGCGCAGACGAGAGGCTAACCCCTTCGGGTTTGGCTTGACCTGGGAAGGACTTAGTCCAACCCAGCTTGCCATAACTGCCGCACTTGGTATCACACATTTGCGGTAGCAAGTTCATTGCAACCATCAAATGCACGATTAGTTCGTGCAGTTAGGAGCATGCCAAATGGCGTTCGCAGATCCACAGAAAATCAAAGTCCGAAGTGCTGGAGAAGATACTCTTCCACGTGTTGATGTGGGAGATTTCAGCTCCGAGTACCTCAGCTCTGATGCTCTCGTGGCGCTAAAACTCTCTACGGCCAATGGTCGTAGAAAGCGTCACGTCGCAAGAGTGGACCTGAGCAAGATCATTGCTTCGGTCCTCAATCCGGCCCAAAACGAAGAAGCTTCTGCTTCTGCGTATTTGGTTGTTGATAGGCCTATTTCAGGCTTTACCAACAAAGAAATGAAGGAACTGGTTGAAGGTATTGTTACCTTCCTCTCAGCTTCGTCATATGCTGCCACAGATAAGCTCTTGGGCAGTGAGTCCTAGCGGACTCAGGAAGATCTTTTTGATCTTCTGTACTGCTTTCGGAGCCTTCTATCTAGAGTATCTTCTTTATCAGATGATACACTAGGGATTGTCGAAAGGAGCGATTGATAGTTATGTCAAAGCATGACTACAACTATCAGCTCCTACTCGCTATCGCTGTTGCAGGCATTTTTTGCCTCGGCATCGGTGCGATAGGGGCCTTGCTGATGTTCTTTACTGCCTTTATGTAAAAGGCCGAACGGAATGTCGCGAGCTATATTTGGCTTAGGAAAAGACACCTCTATTTAAGGAGGGCTTTTGAAAAGCCTAATTGTGCTCTGGAGTACGTTGGCGGAAGAATTCGCCAACAGATGTCACACTAGCGCTACCATGGACATTAAAACTGTCCAAGGGCGTGTCAAACATGAGGGGATTTCGTATCTCACGATATCCCTACCACAATTTGGAAAAGACTTCCAAAAAAGTCTTGACCAAGGCGTGGTTGATCGCAACCTATTCCAGGGTTTTTCCTGGAAGGCAGGTCTCCCCCGATTTCTCGGAGGTTTCCTCGATCGTGTGTTTGACCGCGGTAGTGGGGTATTGGTTCACAATCCCGATGTGGAAGCAATAATTGCTATTAGACAATTGACTTTGATCTATAGCAAGATCTTGCTCCCTTGCACTCCTGCAAGGGAAAGAGATGCCATGTCAGGATATGTGGATTGTGATCAGGAAGTGAAAGAAGTTGATTCCTACCTGACGAATAAGGATTACTCCGAATTCGAAAGGATGGCTCAACTCCTGTTTAGTAACGTGTTTTCCTCTCTAGATCGCCAGATCTATGATGAAGACGTTGTTCCTAAACATGGTCCTGGTGCGACGGCTGAGAAACTAATGGGAAACCAAAAGTTCCTTAGCCGCACCTGGACCCATCGTTTGCAGGAAGTTTTCTCCTCAGAGAACTTCTTGCTTCCTAATGCGCGTTATGCGCATCCGGACGATGTCACTTACCTGGAACCCGGAGCCGAGCAACCCGTTAGGGTTATCTCAGTTCCTAAGACGCAAAAGACACCAAGAATCATTGCAATAGAGCCGTCCTATGTGCAGTATGCACAACAGGCGATTCTAGAGCCTTTGATTCTTATGCTTGAGAGTGATAAAGTTCTCAAGCACTTTCTGGGCTTTAGTGACCAGACCCCTAACCAGGATCTGGCACGTAAAGGTTCAGAAGGTCTATCTCTAGCTACACTCGATCTGAGTGAGGCTTCTGATAGGGTGTCCAATCAGCTCGTCAGACGCCTTGTAGCCAACTTCCCACACTTGCTTGCTGGGTTGGAAGCTACACGGTCCCGTAGGGCTGATGTACCTGGTTATGGCGTTATACGCCTTGCCAAGTATGCGTCAATGGGTTCTGCACTTTGTTTCCCAATTGAGGCAATGGTTTTTCTAACATTGATCTTTCTTGGGATTGAGCAAAGTGCCAATACCCACTTTACCTCTAAAAGTGATTTTCTCAAATTTAGAGGCCGAGTGCGTGTCTACGGGGACGATTTAATTGTTCCCGAGGACAATGTGGAATCAGTGATACAATCCCTTGAGTCTTTTGGGACTCGAGTGGGTTTGTCAAAGTCTTTCTGGATCGGTCGATTCAGAGAGTCATGTGGCAAGGAGTATTGGAATGGACATGACGTTAGTATTGTCAAGTTCAGACGAACATTCCCTGCATCACTGTCAGACGGACCGGAGTGTATCTCGTTGGTTTCCTTTCGCAACCAGCTTTATAAAGCAGGCTGCTGGGAAACCGTACGTTATATAGATTCTAAGATCTGGAAAGTTTTTAAATATTTTCCAGTAGTCGAAGAATCATCTCCGGTGCTCGGCCGTGTCTCCTTTCTTGGTTATCAACCAGAGAGGGAATGCGACGTTCTGCATCGCCCCTTGGTTAAGGGTTATGTGGTTCGATCTCTCATCCCTAAGAATCCTCTTTCGGATGAGGGTGCCTTGCTCAAGTTCTTCCTTAAGCGCGGCGGGTTGCCATCCGTCGACCGGAAGCACTTGGAACGTTCTGGACGTCCTCGTGCCGTCGACATCAAGCCGAGGTGGGCGACTCCCTATTAATTTGGGGAATCGGTGATATATATATCACTAGGGCGGCCCTAGGGCAGATTACTCTGCTCCCAGGGCACCAACTGCGGGAACCTAATTTCTAGGACCCCCGTCGGCGGTGCACTTGGCAG